GTACTAAGGCGCCACCCTCCCGTTAGAGCCGTTGCTGTTGAGCGTCTTGTGGCACTCGTTGGATGTGCAAAGCCTGCCGCACCGGTCGGCGCCGATCGGTAGCGAGTTCGGACCGAAGGCACCGACCACCAGCGACACCCCGCAGGACGCTCACCAGCAGCAAGCGCCACCGGATGCCGCGCCGGACGACGCGGACTTTTCACGAAAGGAAACCGCTGCAACGAACGGTGACCAGCGACCGACGGCTGGCGTAACGGGAGAACGAAAGCCCCGCGACGGCCCGGAGAGCACGGGCAACCAGGCCAGAAAAACCCGCGAGTCGGGCAATCAGCCGAGGCAAGACGGCCGTCGAGGACGGCATGAGCCGATAGCGATACCACTGGCACCACAAGGCCGGCGACAGCCGGAGATTGAGAACGGAGGATCAGATGTTTGAAGTTCGCAACAAATGGGCTGTTGGCAGCCGGCTGGCAGCGGTGCTTGGCCCGGCGTCCGGTCTGACCGCGCAGACAACCAAGCTGCAGGCCGCGGTTATCGCCTCGACCATGAGGCTCCCCAAGGAGCCGCGGCATCTCCGCGGCAAACACTACCCGCACAGCTCCACGCGCCAGCGTGAGCGTGGCGCCAGGCAGATCGCAAGCGGCATGTGCAAGCCTGCCAACGGGCTTGTGCGTCCCGGGCAGGTTCTCGTGACCGATGGCGGCAAGATGTTCATTCGCCGTCCGTATTGATTGGTGATCAATGATTTAGGACAAGGAGAAACGATGGACATCCAACGATTGCGCAACCTGACCACAGGAAGATTGCATACGGAAATCGACCGCGTCTACGAAGACTTGGAGGCGCTCACCGGCGCGAGCGGCTTGATGACGCACATGCTACCGAGGGCAATCAGGGCGGTTGAACCATGGTTGCGGGAACACGTAACCGACCAGCGATTTTGGGACGGCGAGTACGACCCAGCCCACATTGGGGAGTATGAGTTGCCTCAGCCGACTGCGGCCGACATGGAGGCTATGTTTGATCGCTACAAGGCCCAACCGACCATCTTGAAGGTAAGTCAGCGGCTGTAGTGCAGTTGTGATTCCGAACTAGTAATGGAGGAAGCCATGCTTCTCGAAATCCTGATTCTCGTAACACTGTGCGTCGGCGTCCCGATTCTGGTCGGCCACGCGATCAACTACGGAGGCAACGATGAGTCCTGATCGCGTTCGCCAGATCGTCGCGCAGCAGCGCGCCATCGAGTCGCGGCGGCCGCCGCAACTGGAAGGCAACCCACGGCTCGGAGATGTCGTGGCGTTCGTTTTGAGCGTCACCGTGCTGGTGTACGCGCTCATCGACACCGTGATCGGGGTGTTCCTGTGAGCGGGTGCATGAGCGAATGGAGCGACTCTGAAGTCGCGCAGCGCGTCAAGCGAGAACTCGATCGGACGCGCAATCGATCGCCGTCGTTTGTCGCCACCAAGTTCGACCGCGAGTACGCGGTCTGCGACCACGACTCCGGGATGTTCAACATCCCATTCCCGCCTGTCGCCAAGCATGCAGACGAGGAGATGCTGCGCGCCATGCGTGACGCGCTGCAGAAAGCCTGGATCGTGCTCGACTCACTGCGGACCTACCGCACAGAAGACGAGCTGCTGGAAATCATTGGCAGCGAGCAGTTCGCCGATGCCAGAGAGGCGGTGCGCCAGGCTGGTGCGCTGCAGGTCGGCGGTCAGAAATGAGCAACATGCCTGGGTTCGGCGACTCCGCAACGTGGCCGCCAATCGGCGCCCATGGCGATCCACGCCTGTCCGGACCAGAGCCAGCCGATGAAGTCGAGCAGGCTAAAGACCTGATGGGCGAAATCCGCAAAGAGATCGACCGCGCTGAATCGGCAGTGTGCAGCCGCGACTGGGAGACCTACCGGATCGCCATCCTCAACGCGCACGACTTGGCCGGGAGCCTGTGGTCATGAGCGACTACATCGACCGCACGCAGTTTATCGGCGGCAGCGACACGGCTGCGATTATTGGCGTGTCGCCGTGGAAAAGCGCCTACCAACTGTATCAGGAGAAGATAGGCGCACACGTCGAGGATGTGACGCCGCAGAAGCAGCGCATCTTCGCACGCGGCAAGCGGTGGGAGCCGGTCGTCGTCGAGATGCTTGTCGACGAACTGCTGCACCAAGATCACGACGTTGAGGTTATTAGACGAAACTGGCGGTATCAGGACAAAGAATTCCCGTTCCTTGCCGCTGAAATTGACCTTGAGTTGGGGGTCGACGGCGAACAGTGCAACGTCGAAATAAAAACCGTGCACCCGTTCGCCGCGAAGGCATGGGGCGAACCTGGAAGCGACGAAATCCCGATCTACTACGCTGCACAGGCCATGCATGGACTGATGGTCACAAAGCGTCGGCGGTGCATCGTTGCCGCACTGATCGGCGCAGACGACCTGCGCATCCATGAGATTGTTCGCGACGCCGAAACCATCGCCGGAATCCGCGCGAAGGAGCTTGCATTCTGGCAGCGCGTACAGGATCGCAATCCTCCTGACCCGGAAACCGCCGACGACGTGAAGTGGCTGTATGCGAAGGACGCCGGCGAGGTTGCCGAGGCCGACGACGAACTGCTGCGGCTAGTTGGCGAGTTGCACTACCAGAAGCAGACGGCGAAGCACGCAAAAGAAGCGATCGAGCGCGTCTCGACGCAGATCAAACTCGCGATGGGCAACGCCGCGCTGCTGCTGTACGACGGCAGGCCAATCGCAACGTGGAAAAACAACAAGCCAAGTAGGGAAACCGACTGGCGGGGAGTTGCCAGCGAGCTTTGCGCTCCGGTCGAAGTGATCGAGCGCCACACGGAAACCGTAGTGGGCAACCGCCCGCTGATTCTCAAAGTGTAACAAGGAGGAACCATGACCACCGCACAACTGCGAACCGTAGCAAACACCATGACAGGCCGCGAGATGGCCGACGCCGCACGCAAGACGGCCGCCGAAGCCGGAAGCGCCACCGTCAAGCGGTTTTTCGAGTCCAACCGCGGGACGCTCGAAGCCCTGCTGCCGAAGAACTTCAGCGGCGAACGCATGCTGAAACTGGCGCTTGGCGCGCTGCGCACGACGCCGAAGCTTTCCGGAGCCAGCCTGTCGTCACTGCTGGGATCGGTAGTCACCTGCGCGCAGCTCGGCCTTGAGCCGAATACGCCGCTCGGGCACGCATACCTGCTTCCGTTCGACAAGCGCGAGAAGCGCGACGGCCAGTGGGTCACGGTCGAGACGCAGGTGCAGGTCATCATCGGCTACAAGGGCATGATCGACCTGGCTCGCCGCTCCGGGCAAATCGTCAGCATTGCAGCGCACGAGGTCTGCGAGGCCGATGAATTCCGGTTCTCTTATGGCCTGGACGAGGAACTGATCCACCGGCCTGCTCTGAGCAATCGCGGCCCTGTCATCGGCTTCTACGCAGTTGCGAAACTGGTCGGCGGCGGACACTCGTTCGAGTTCATGAGCACCGACGAGGTCAACTTCATCCGCGACAAGTCTGCCGAGAAGAACCGCGCGAAGAAGGACGCAGCAGGAAGGCCAACCATTACCGGCCCGTGGGCAGACAACTACGTCGAAATGGGACGCAAGACGGCACTGCGCCGGCTGTACAAGTACCTTCCGATCAGCATCGAAAGCCTAGCGTTCGCCAGCGCAATTGACGGCAACGCCGTTGCTTCCGCCGCCACGCTGGATGATGTCGCGTTCCTGTCGCACGGCGAAACGGTCGACAACGACACCGGCGAGATTCACGGAACGACATCAGAAGATCAGGCGCAGATCGAGCATCAGCAGGCCATGACCATACCGCAGCAGACTGCTGCCACAGATGATGTCGGCGCGGCGCAGGGCGCAGGTCAGAGCCTGTTCATGGAAGATCAGGCAGGGAGCAATAGCCGTCGGGCTCGCTGATAGATGGACTACGAGACCAGAGTTATGGCGCTTCTCGTTGTGCCAGTCGGGCAGCCACAGTTTTCCGAAATGGCGACGACTGTCGAGATAGTCGACGAAGCAGCAGGGGAGTTCGTCGAGGTCGTGCAGCACGGACGAACGGACATCGGGAAGATCATGATCAACCCGGAAGAGTGGCCGGCGTTGCGCGATGCGATCGACAGGATGATCAAGGAATGCCGGGAGGAGAAGTTGTGAACATAGAGTACATTCGCCGTACCTACGGCGTTCCTGCGAAGGTAGGAGGTCGCGTGCGATTGGGCATGTTCAGACCAGATCCGGCCCGCGAAGCTACGATCGTTGGAGCTCACAACGCATGCCTTCGCGTTCGACTGGATGGCGAAAAGACAACCCGGATCGCACATCCAACTTGGCGCGTGGAGTACCTACAAGGGGAAGACTAGATGAAAGTCGTGACGATGTATGAAGCCAATGACGGCAAGCAGTTCAACAACGAATCTCGCTGCCTGGAGTACGAACAGGCTTTGGATGATGCGTTCGCAGCAAACGAGATGCTGGAGAACGGGGCTACCCTGATGTCAGTGCTGACCAGGGCAAACCAGACAAGGCCGTGGTGGGACGGCGATTTGACGCTGGAGGACAAGGTGATCTTGATGAAGACCACCAAAGACACCGGCTTTGTTGTGCGCCACTGGCAGTGCCACGAGAAACCAACCTACAAGGTGTGCGCAATTGAAACCGGAGGGCGTTTGTACCTGTCTGGCGAAACTGGAGGGGCAACTGCAAGTTACGGTAATTGGGTCAGCCCGAAAGACCTGCTCCTCTACGCACGCCAGACGCCGGAGTTCGCGACAAGAGAGATCAGTTGCCGGTCGAATCGCTGGTAGGCGCCTTGCAGGACTCAGTGCATAAAGAGTGCGGAGGGGTGAGAGCAGTGTCAGGGCGGCTCCCATGCAACCCGATGGCCACACAATGCCCCCGCTGCAATAACAGCGTGGCCGAATGTGACTTTGGTCGAGACACAGACCTCGACCGGCCAGCCCCGCACGGGCGCGCCGCGTACCTGAAGCCTGCCGCCCGGAGCGAGGAAACATGAGCACGACGACGACCGTTGAACGCCACCCGGTACAGACGCCACGCCACTGGCGCGGCCAGGCCTATGCACCGAAGGCGGTGACGATGGCCGCCTATGAGGTGTACTGCCACGTCTACGCTCCGCAAGAGGCGCTGGTGACGGGCGAGTGCCGAGGCGGCTTCTCGACCGGCGAACTGATCGCGTTCCTGTACGCGCGCAGCTTCCCGAAGGCCGAATGGGGCCGCCGCGTTGACGAGGCTTTCAAGGGCGCCGAGAACCTGTGACGCCCAACCAGTTGTAGACGTCCTATTTGACGCAAAACTATGCGTCATTCGCATTCTTCAGATGGAGGGAGTATGAAAGAACTTGACCTAGACGACGTTGCAGCAACCAGCCCGAAGGCGAAGACGGAACTGGAGGAA